GCCATTAGTGAAGTGAGAACTGTAGCGTCAAGTATTATATTCTTCTTACGAATGATTATTTCAGGTGATGTTTCCATATTAAAGCTCAAATAGATCTTTAAGTTTCTTCTTTAGTTTATTTGCCCATCTTACTTGTTCTTGGTAATCTTGAATAGTTCTACCTTGTCTACGGTGGGATATTCAGGTTGATGATGAGGAGAATGCATGATGTATTTTACATGGAAAGGAAGAATAGTTGGTATGATGAGACAAATTAAAGTGTGTGAAGATATAGTTGTTACTCTGCACGATGATAAAGCAGGTAAATCAATAGTAGTAATGCGTCAGTATGGAACTGTAGGACCAGTTGCAGTTCAAGTAACTAAAGACGAAGCATTCAAACTAGCATACGCACTAATGAGTCTAGCAAGTGAGTTGTAATGATATTAACTTGGACTATAGACTTCTTATTAGTGATAGTTAATATATTACTAAAATACGAGACTAAATCTCATATACTAAAATTACTCCCAAAACATAAAATAGTTTTAGAGGATGATGAATTCTCCCGAAAGATCAAAGAACGTCAAGCAGAACCAATAACTAATCGTCCTCTGAAAATTCCATTTAAGAATAAGAAATGAAAATCAGCCTCCTAATAAAACTACTGCATCAGATTGAGATAAAGTACGGGGACTTGCCTGTTTATTGGGAGACTGAATTAACTAATTTAATGGAGGTAGATCCAAAAGTTAGTGGTAAAAATAATGAGAAGATAGTAATCGTTAACACTTAATAGGAGGTAAGCTGAGATGACTATTATCTTGAGATTTTTTAAACACGCTACAAGCTTTCTAGATAAGCCAGGACCGGCAGATCTTGGGGCGGTATTTGTAGATATAAAATCTCTCGATCTAACTGAAACAGATTTGCGCCTAAACAATAACTACTGGTTTAAGAGAAAAGTAGTAGAAGCATTAAGATCAATATGAGGAACAGAGAAGATGGCAAAGACTGTAATGCATGTTACATGAGTAATTGCTCATGTGAATGCAAAACTTGCACAGATGTAAGAGAAAGGAACAGAAAACTGTCACCAAACGAATTAATTCAATTAAATCTTGAGGATGCAGTAACTAAAGCTACTATAGAGGGGAACTAATCATGCACTATCTAGAACTAGATAAGTTCGTAGAAGTTAAGAAAGTAGAAGTAAAAGCATATAAAACTACACAGTTACCAGAGGCGCTAGCTAGATGTATCAATGCAATTAGTAGAAACACTGATGAGGAACAAAAACTAGAAGCTGAAAAGAATGTTCTGCTAGCAGAGATAGCAATGAGATACTAAAATGCCTACACTAGATGACGTTAATCTAGATGCCTTATTCTGTATGTTTAAGGGTGAACCAGGCACTAGAAAATCTACTCAAGCTTTATCCTTTCCTACACCACAATATTGGTTTAGTTGGGATAGAAAAATGAAAGCCTTAACTATTCCAAGAAAACTTTGGGGTATAGATCCAAAGCAAATTACATATGATGATTATACTGATTGGAACGGTGCTAAGTTAAAGTTAGAACAGCTACAAGCTAACTGCCCTTATAAAACTGTCATAGCAGATAGTATAACTGCATGTGCAGATCAAACTTTACGTCAAACTTTGCGATTAAAGCATGGCAAGAAACGTCAGAGTGGACAGGATGCAGGTAAAGAAATAGCTGGAATACCAGTAAATGAAATAGAAGATTATAATGCAGAGGCATTTGCATTATCAGAGCTGATAGCTCTCCTAAAAGATATCCATACTTTCCATAAAGTGAATGTCATACTTATCGCTCATATAATACAGGTAGAGTATAAATCCGTCACCGGCTCGACACACATGAGTAGGACTATCGTAACAGCAGGTAAGCGAATTGCTGCTAAGATACCTGCTTATTGTGATGAGGTATACCACTTCAACATTGAGAGTTCAATGGTAGTAGGAGAAGGAGGTAGTTATGGATTATTGACGGAGCATACAGGGGATGACTTTGCTAGAACGACCTTGCCACTAGAACATAAAATTTCATTTGGTAATGATCCGCTCTATGACAAATACATCCTGCCAGCAATCAAAAAACTCAAAGAAGAACCACCACCAACAGTTAAATTCTAAGGGAGACAGAAAGAATGCCTATCATTACATTCGGCACCCGTGATATTCTGCGTGGAAAAATTCTGACACCTGGATGGTATAAGGTGCATATTGAAAGTGTTGGAGAATCCCTATCGAAAGATAAGAATTCTACAAACTATCCAGTTGAGGGAACCGTCGTATTCAATGCTGACAATGGTAGTAAAGAGTTTGAAGGTGTCCCCTTGGATTGGAACTTCAATTCTAAAGCTATTGGTTTTGCAGTTGGATACTTTGCTGCATTTGGTATTGAAGTTACACCGGGGACCAGATTTGAACTTGCAAATTCAGCAGGCAAGAATCTAGACGTATTTGTAGGGAATAAGGAGTTTGAGAATCGTATCATGAATGATGTGCAGCATAAATATCGTCTCTGCAAGGATGCTGCTGCTACTACCTGAGATGATGAAGGTCCGTCAATGAATGAATTATATAGATTCATTCTAGACGACGTTATGTATGGTGACTAGAAAGTCCTGCTTTCAAAGTCTATTAACCAGGTAAGCAAGATGAGTGAGAATCTCACGCCATACATCACTTCGGATGGTAGAAGATTAACCCATGGTATAACATGGGAAGGGAAACTTATGAATAGTGATGCTGATCGTGGCGAAATAGCGGTGGTTAGTAAACAACTCTCATATAAGCAGGATATAGACGAGCAAATAAAGAATGGAGAGATAAGACTGAGAGACTTAAACAGAGTGAAAGAGCTACTAGAAAGAAATCCTGATATGCAAGAACTTCTCACACTGATGTCACAGACGAATCTAAAAAGATTATACTAAATCAAGATATCTACTCTAGTCTTATATATAGCCAGAATGCTCGATAGTCTCAATGTCCGTGAGCGTAATATGTCGGTATTCAGTGTGCTAGTTAGATGGCCTCGGCTAGAGTAGATTAGGGGTGAGAATCAATATATGTCGGCATATAGCCATACGCATATACGGTTCTCACCCCGCGCATTATTTGGAGTAAATTAATGGCAACTATAGATAGTGTAGAAATAATAACTAGTATTATACGCAATGATGGATACTATAAGGGTGATCCGAGAGTGTTTCAGATAGTCGAATACACTACGATGGAAGGAAGTATAGCTTACGGAGTAACATGGGAAAACGAATCAGATGAAAGAAAGCATAGATACGAAATAGAAACCGAATACATTAGATCACCTGAGTTAATATGGCAGGCCAACGATGACGAATAAAGAAAAAAGAATAACAGGTAATATTACTAAGATAAGTGGTAGTGGCTGGGGATTCATTACCAGCAAAGAAATAGAATTTACGCGCATTTTCTTTCATTGGAGTGCGTTGAATCAAAATACGCTCAATTTCAAAGAGTTACATCTTGGTATGAGAGTAGAATTCGTTCCAATTCAACTAGCGGACAAAGGCTATAGGGCTGTGCGTATTAAAGTTCTATTACCTCTTGAGAATAAACCGTCTAGTATAGACTAGCCCGATGACCTTCAAAACGAAGTATCATAGAGAAAAGCGTTGGGACTACAAGGTCATGATTATGGAGATCTATCATCTGACTATGCGTAGTCGAATAACACCAAGTCAGAATTCACATTGGACCATAACTGATACTGCCAACTATTTCAAAGTAAGCACAGGACTAGTCAGTGAGAATCTAAAGTTAGCCCGCGCATTTCATTCCAATAATTTCATTGGGGATTGTAAAAATAGACAGGAAGCACTTGAATATATGGGGAAACTTTAACATGCGGAGAAAACCTCATGATCATAGGTCGATTGAGTATTGATATTTTAACTGATTTTACGAGGAATGAAGTTAGAATGACGTTTCATAAAAATATACGGTGGTTTGCTTTGCCACCATCAGAGGCTAGAGCATTTGCTAAATTAATTCTAGAAAACGTAGAGAATTTGGAGAGAGCTAGTCGTGGGAGTCCAATACTAATAGCAGGTAAAGGAAATGGCAATCCCTAATTTCTCAGATAAGATTCATACTAATCCTCCCTTGTGCTTTCACTATATATCTAGTCCACAACTATCCTTCCACGAGATGTATGTTCTATCATTTTCATCCAGAAGCTAAGAGAATGGAAACATTATATGGGAATACTATCCAATAATAGTATAACAATTCTGGATGATACTATGAGAATTGGTGAGGTCAGAATAATAAAATCTCACGTAGAAATATTAGGACTCAGGATAGTAAATGAAACTGGTGAACATCTATACATTCAGCCAAAATTCAATCATATTACCAGAGATCTTTTAGAGTTGGTGATACGGAAATGACTTGGCTAATATTCTTCTTCCGATTTGAATGTGCTTGTAAGTATCGTAAGAGGCGTATAGGTGAAGAACACAGAGATTGGATTAAAGATATATCCTGTATGCATCATTGGATGCTGTGCAAATATTATGCTGGTGGAAGGTTTTATAGAAAATGAATTTCGATCATCCCGACTTGTATAAGAAAGTTGTAGCTGGTGATATAGACGCTACCAGAATGTATTGTGGCTCTTATACTCTAGTTATGGACCCTCATGGAGAGTTATTTAGATGTAAAGGTGATGTTCCCCGTGGATATTTTCGTATGGAGAAATATGAGGGGGAACTTGTTTATGATAAAGATGGGTTCTTATTGGATAGATTCTGGTCTTTGATGAGAATCTGATGCAACAAAAAGCCTTAGACTGTCTCCACTTTGCTTCCCTACCAATTGCATCAAAAGAACGATTAGATTATCTGAGACTAATTGAGGCGAAATATTCCACTAAAGCTATATTAACTAAAGTCAATGAACTTAAAGAACGTGGATATATAGAACCCTTACTTTCAGGCACAGCTTGTGGTAATCTAACGGAAAAGGGAACTACTACACTAAGAGAACGAACCTGATGGAACACATCTATGTGCCAGGCTGCGGACCCTTCAATGCCAAGTTAATGATACTTGGTGAGGCACCATCATATAATGAAACAGAACAAGGTAAACCATTCGTAGGTGCATCAGGTCGAGAGTTAGATAGGCTATTAAAGGATTCAGGCATACGACGTAGTGAATGCTGGCTTACTAATGTCTGCAAGTTTGAAGTCCCACCCGCCCCACCTGATAAGAAAATTCCATTCTTTATTCGAGCCAGAAGCGTTGAAATAGATCTTGATAAACAATTAGCAGATCTACAGAATGAGATTAATGCAATCAAACCTAACTGTATACTTGCATTGGGTGGAACTGCACTATGGGCATTATCTGGTCGGACTAAGATAACAGACTATCGTGGTTCTATAATGCTAGGTATGGGAAGGAAGTTTGTATCTACCTTCCATCCAGCACACTTACTACATCAGAAAGGTGGAGAGATAAAAGGATATTGGAATCGTCAAGTAATGATATTTGACTTCCAACGCGCACTTGCACAATCTAAATTTGGGGAATTAAACTTACCAGTTAGATCATTAACAGTATGTAAAAGCTCTGCACAATTCGATGATTTCCTCACGAGATATAAAGGATATACCAAACCAGCAATAGATATTGAAGCTGGTGGACACTGTATTCCAGTATGCATTGGTATATCGTTTATGCCACATGAGGGTTTTACCGTTCCCCTCTGGAATAAGGATGATATTTCTAAGATACCAACTGCGGATTTAGTTCAGATATGGATAATGATGGCTAAATTCCTGGCATCACATGATATAGTGGGGCAAAACTTTAAGTATGACCAAGATAAAATTGCTAGACTTGGCTTTACTATTCGTTCTCTCAGTTCAGACACTATGCTCAAAGCTTTCACTATCAATCCTGAACTACCAAAAAGACTTGCTTTTAATGCATCTATCTACACTGAAGAACCCTTCTACAAACACGAAGGAATGTATGAAGCGGGAATCCAAAAATTGCTCCTCGAATGTGGTAGAGATGCCTGTGTCACGAAAGAAGTAGACTTAGCGCAGGACAAAGATATAGACGAGCTAGGTCTACGTCCATTCTATGAAAACTTCGTAATGAAGCTTCATGGGCTTTATCTTGGTATAGAGAACGAGGGATTCTATATCAATACAGACACTAGAGACACTTTACTAAGGAAATACATTGCATGGTCCGAGCGATTAGGCTATGAACTGTATAATCTTATTGGTTTTGATCTAAATGTTCAATCACCAAAACAGGTATTCATATTACTATACGACGCCCTAAAGTTACCACATAGAGCGGGAACAGGAGAGGAACACATAACTTCACTATTAAACATAGTTAAAAATCCAGAACATAGACTAATTCTAGAAAAGATTGCAGAGAAAAGACGAGTTGAAAAGACTATTGGCACATATCTACTAGCAGTTCCAGACTTTGATGGTAAGATGCGAACTACTTACTATCCATGTCTAGAAACTGGTAGAAGTTCCACAGGCCAGCAAGAGCCACCTATTAGGCCAGAAATTCTCATTGATATTAAAGGAAAGAAAAAGAAGAAAACAATTGGAAGCTCATTCCAGGTAATGACAAAGCATGGAGATATTGGACAGGATATACGTTCCATGTATGAACCTGAGCCTGGATACGTGTTTCTTGGCGCAGATAGTAGTCAGGCAGAAGCAAGAGTTATGTCATTACTGGCTGATGATGAGAAAATGCTAGCAGCATATGATGAACATGATATACATGCACTTACAGCATCTTGGTTTTTCGGTGGTGATGAAGCA